GTAACTATGAAGGAATGGATAGCAGCGAGGGATAACCGAACAAGGCGAGTGCCACGAGATATGTTTGACCATTATCATATGGATGGAATAAAAGTAGCATACGATGAAAAATTTAATGTTAAAACTAAGAATGGCGGTTTTGAGCAAATGTTACATCCTTGCGACCCAAGCGGAAGTGCTGGTGATGTTATCAACTGCCGTTGTACGTTAGGATATGAAGCCGTAAGAGGAACAGATGGTAAGCCAAAAAGGTTACAGGATAATCCGCCAATGGGCGATATGGGATTAGTTTGGAATTTAATAAATAACGTGGCTTTGATGCAAATTTCTAATTTAATAAGAGATTTGTTAGCAGATTAAAAAAAATTAATAACTTTGTTATATGAGTAAGATTGAAAACAAAAGCTACAATGATATGATTTTGGATATAGAGCCAGAATCAAGAACAGTAAAAGCGTGTTGGTCAAGAATTGGAAACGTTGATTTAGATAACGATATTATCGTTGCTGAAGCGTTTACCAAGACTATCAAAGAACGTGGACCAAAGGGCAAAAATATGATTTGGTCTTTAGTAGACCACAAAGCTGATATGGCACACACTTTGGGTAAGCCTAAAGAGTTATACATAGAAGGCGATATGCTTGTTGCGGTTACTGACTTAATAGAAACTGAATGTGGCGAAGATGCTATCAAGTTATATGAAGCTGGTTTAATAAATCAACACTCAATCGGTTTTAGTACGTTAAAGTCGGATGTAAATCAAAAGACTGGTGTTCGTACAATCACCGAATTAAAACTATATGAAGGTTCAGCGGTTCTTTGGGGTGCAAATCCAGAAACACCAACATTGGGTTTCAAGGGTGAGTTCAAAGAAACTAAAGAAAATTTATCAATAAGATTAGAAAACTTAATTAAGGCATTTAGAGGTGGTACATTCACAGATGACACCTTTGCTTTAATGGAGATTCAAATAAAACAAATACAAGCTGAATTATTGGCTTTGGAAATTACTGAAACAATCACTCAACCCGCAGAAGCAGTTGAGCCGACACCAGTGGTAGAAGAAAAGAATAATGAGGAAGTATTAAAGGCAATTAAGCAATTTAACAATCTATTTAAAAAGTAAAAATGGAAAATTTAATCAACGAAATGGCAGAGAACCTTAAAGGTTTTCAAGCTAATGCAGAAGCTCAAATTAAAGAGGTGGCTGCACAAGTAACTGTTGTAAAAGACGAGTTACAAAAACAAATTGACGGACAATTAGCTGCACAAAAGAAAGCTGCTAAGAAAGAAGTAAAGCACATTGATGAGGTTATCTTAGAAAAATTAGATGGCAACTTTGATGCAATGGAAAAGTCTTTAAAGAACAATGGTAAGTATCGTTTAGACTTATCTGATGTTAAGACTATGACTTTAAGTGGTAACTTAACTGGTGATGCACAAGCATCTTATGCTCCTAATCCAGCTATCCAACCAGCTCAAAGCATTAACTTCCGTGATTTAATCCCAACAGTAAGAAGCGAAAGCGGATTGTATGTTTACTATCGTGAGAACGCTGGTTTGACTAACAACATCGCTGCTCAAACTGAAGGTGCTGACAAAGGTGAGAACAACTACTCTTTGACTGAAGTTAAAGTTGTAAATGACTACCTTGCTGGTTTCTCAACTTTCTCTAAGCAAATGTTAAAGTCTTTACCATTTATGACACAGACTTTACCAAGAATGTTACAAAGAGATTTCTTCAAGGCTGAAAACGCTGCGTTCTTCTCAACTGTATCTGGTGCTGCAACTGGTTCAACTACAACTGCTGAAACTAACGATTTATTACAATTGATTGATTACATCGGTAACCAAAAGACTGCAAACTTCGTTCCTTCTTATGCTTTAGTATCTCAAACGCAAATGGGTCGCTTATTGAAAGCAACTGTTGCTGCTGGTTACTATGCTGGTAATGGTAGTGTTATCGTTTCTCCTAATGGCGGAATCACAATCTGGGGTGTACCTGTTGTATCTGCTTCTTGGGTAACTGATGACAAAGTATTAATCTTTGACAATAGCTACTTAGAAAGAGTTGAAGTTGAAGGTTTAGCAATTGAGTTCTCTTACGAGAATGGCGAAAACTTCCAAAAGAACTTGGTAACTGCTCGTATTGAGTGTTACGAAGACATCAACTTAATGTTGACTACTTCTGCTATCTATGCAGATATGGGTAACGTATAGTTCTAAAGGTTTAGTAAATAATGACCCCTACCAATTCGGTGGGGGTTTTTTATTGGAATAAATTAAGTAATTTTGTAAAAAAAGGGTATGTCTTATAATAATTATATTAATGACTTTAGTGCCGTTCCTATCGCACCAATAGTAGAGCCAGTTACTTTAGCAGAAGCAAAATTATATTGCCGTGTTACTACAACCGCTGAAGATACTTTAATAACGTTAATGATTACACAAGCAAGGGAAGCTATTGAAGTGGCAACAGGATTGAGTTTAATACCAAAAGACATAACTACTTATTTTAACAATGTAAGTGGCAATTTTGAGATTCCTTTCGGACCAATTGACATTGATACGTTTGAGTTGTTTGATATGGAACAAGACGGATTAGAGGTTACAACTCCTAATCTACAATTGATAGGCAATGAGTTTCCTAAATTAGTTTCACCAAGATATGCCAACTTAAAGGCTACTTATGAGGCTGGTTATACAACTATCCCTAAAGACCTTAAGTTAGCCATATTAGACCAAATCTCTTATGACTATGAGAATAGAGGATTAGATGGCGATTCCGGTATTTGTGAGAAATCTTGGAAAGCGTGTCAAAGATGGACAAGAATAAGCCCAATTTTATAATATGAAGTTAGGAAAAGCGAAAGCAAATTACGTTGATGCCAACACGATGACTCGTGAGGTTAAAATCTATGCTTCTACAAGGACAAGCGATGGTCAAGGTGGATTTACTACCACATTTGCCCTACAAAGCACTGTTTGGGGCGATTTAAGACCAGATAATCAAGTTCGTGAGGTAGGAGAGGCAGAATTGCAATTTGACCAAAGAAACCGCCTTTATATTCGTTTTGGAGCTACTATAACAGATTCGGATGAAGTAGAGGTTGAAGGCGATAGATTCACAATACATTCCATTAAAAACGTAGAGAACCAAAATAGGTTCTTGGAGTTAATAATTTACAAGTAATGGCTGGTTTTACTTTTGATATAGGCAATTTATCTGATGTATTAAAAAAACTTGATACTTTAGATGCTAAAGTGCAAAAAGAAGTAAAGGATGAAATAAATGCTTCGGCATTAAATATACAAAGTGGAGCAAAGCGATTAGCACCTGTAAACTTTGGAACTTTAAGAAATAGCATTTACTTAAAAGAGCAAAAGGTAGAAAAAGGAATTGTTTTTACTGTTGGTGCAAAGGCTTCTTATGCTCCTTATGTAGAATTTGGAACAGGTGGTAAGGTAAGTATTCCAGCTGGATATGAAGAATTAGCTGGTAATTTTAAAGGTAGAAAAGGTGGTAAGTTAGATGATATGGTTGAGGCATTGATGCGTTGGGGTATAGCTAAAGGATACATTCAATCTGGAGAAGGTGCTAAAAGACACGCTTTCTATATGGCTCTTAAAATCCTAAAAAATGGAATAAGCCCACAACCATTCTTGATACCAGCATTTGAAGCAGAAAAGCCCAAATTGATTAAGAACATATTAAACGTTATGAAGAATGTTAAATCCTAATATAGAAATAAAGAAATGGTTTTATACCAACTTGACAAGTGCAAGTGGGTTAGTTGTTTACGATGGTTTTGCTCCAGAGGGTGCAGGTAACGAGTATATTGTAATGACAGGTAGGACATCAAGCCAAGAGCAAGGCAAAGAAGGATATACAAATAGTATTAGCATCACAGTTGATATTATTACAAAAAATGCTAACTTTGGTTATAAACGTGCTGAAGCTATAAGCGATTTAGTCTTGACTGCAATTAATTCGGACACCAATATTACATTGGCAAACGGATTTACCGCATCAAGTTTAAGTGTTGAAAGTGTAAGAAACTTAGACGGCTTAAATCCTTTAGATAACGTTTTTAGAGTATTAATAACATATAACATAACCATAACTCAAAATTAAAATTAAATAAAATGGCAGAAACAAAAGTAAGCGGTAGAGATTATATCCTCTTAGCTGACATTAACAATGACGGAACATTCAAGCCAGTTGCTTGTTTGACTTCTAACTCTTTGACATCAACTTTAGGAACAATTGATGCAACTTCTAAGTGTGGCGACCAGTACACTCCAAATCAATCTTTTAACCAATCTTTTGAATGTGAAGGTTTTGCGATTGATGAAACAGGTACTCCTTCTAAAGATAGCTACCAACAATTGTATGCTGCTCACGCTGCACAAACATTGTTTGCAATTAAGATGGGTAAAGCTACTCCAACAGCAGGTGATATCACTTATGGTGGTGTTGGTCAATTAGTATTCATTAGCAACTTTAATGTTAATGCTGCTGATAAGGATGATGTTAAATTTACTGCAACTTTTGTTGTAAGTGTACCTCCTATCACACAAACTGAAACTGTATAATAAATAAAAAAAACTATGTTCCAATTAAAAACTAACAACAACACAATCCACCTAAAGTGGGGTACTTGGGCAATGCGTGAGTTTACTAAACAAAACAATATCGGCATTGATGAGTACTTCAAAGTTCTTGCAACGGCTCAAACAAGTTTAGACATTATAGTCCAGCTTGTTTACATTGGTTACAAATCTGCTTGTGTAAGCAAAAAAGATGAAGTAATATATACCATTGATGATGCTTGTGAATGGATTGATGAAGTGGGTTCTATTTTTAGCGAAGAAGGTCAAATAATTGACTATTTAAAATATATCGTTGAAAGTACAGTCCACACCATTACAGGTGTAAAAAAGGAAGAAGAAAAAAAAAAGCCTAACAAAGCTAAGCTGGGATGATGTCTTAGTTAAAGCTGCGGAGTGTGGAATAAGACCAAATGAATTTTGGGATATGACTTGGAAGGACTTTTCCATTATCGTTTTAGGTAAGGAAAGAAATGAGTTAAACGAATGGGCAAGGACAAGAAACCTTGCCTATATTGTATATTTAAGTTCTACTACCGAGAAAACACCTAAAAGTATGAAGGCTTTTTGGAGTATTCCAGAATTAGATGAAGCTGATATTGATGAAGAAAGAGTGATGATAACACAAGAACAATTGGCAAGGACACTTAAATTGTACGGAGTAAATTAATAAAGATGGCAGAGATTATAGATTTAAATATTAATATTGGTGCTAATACAACAGACTTTGAGTCATCGTTAATAAAAGCACAAAATCTATTAAAACAATTTGAAGCTGCCTTAAAGAAAGCAACTAATATTGGAGAGATTAATTATTTGAATGGTCAAATAAAAAATCTAAATACTACCATTTCATCTATGAATCAACAGATGAGTAAAATGGGTAGACCTACCGCTGACGCAACTTATGCTTTATCAAATGTATCAAGAGTAGCACAAGACGCATCTTATGGTTTTATTGGTATTGCAAATAACTTAAATCCTTTACTTGAATCTTTTCAGCAGTTATCAAAAAGAACAAATGGAACAGGTGGTGCATTAAAAGCTTTGGCTGCTGGTTTAACTGGTCCAGCTGGTATTGGTCTTGCTTTAGGTGTTGCGTCTTCATTAGTTATATCATTTGGAGATGAATTAAGTGATTTTGCAAATAAAAAACTTAGTGGTGTAACCCAAGCAATGAAATTGGAATCAGCCGTTTTTAAAGAGGCTGAAGAAGGTTATATAAAAGCTACTAATGAAATAAACACACTTAATCAAGCACACGATGATTATACTAATGGAATTATTTCAAAAGAGCAATTCTTAAAGAAATTTAATTCTACTTTAGGAGATACAATTAAAAAAACAGATGATTTAGCTACTGCGGAAAAATTCCTTAGAGATGGGGCTGATGATTACATTCAGATGATGTACTATAAAGCTATATCTACTGAAGCACTTAACCAAGCAGCAAAAAGGCAGGTTGAATCTTTACAAAAACAAACTGCACCATTAGAGCCTACAATTTTACAAAGAACAATAAGTTTTTTAGCACCTGCTGGAAGTGATAATGCAGAAGAAAGAGCAGCAAAAGCAAGAAAAGAGGAAATAGATAATTTAGATAATGACGCTTATATTTTAAAAGATATAGCTGCAACATATAAGACATTAGGGGATAATATGCAGTTTAATCTAAGGAGAATATTTGGCGCTCCTTCAGATAATCCTCTAACTACTGAAGAATCTGATTTTAAAATAATGGCTAAGCAAGAGTTAGCCGATACTGAAAGATATCTTGCTAAATTAAAAATACAACTTAAAGAAGCACAATACGTTCTTAAAAATGAAAGAATAAAATTATTTACTTTACCATCTGAAAAAAGAGAAGACCAAGAAAAAAGAGGTGGTTACTTTGCTAAACAAGCTAAAGAATTAACAGATAAATCTAACGAAACTGGATTAGGTGCTTTTTTAATGAAGGATGCTAAGTCTAGAATTATATCTTATGATGCAGAGGAGAAAAAAATAAAAGAATTATCACAGGCTTACGAGAATTTTGCTAATATGTTAGCTAGTAATTTAACATCTGGAATTATGGATGTATTTGCTGCTTTTGAAGAAGGAACAAATCCTTTAGAAGCAATTGCAGATATGTTCTTAAATATAGCTAAATCAATAGCAGCAGCCATACTACAAGCAGTAATATTTCAAGCAATACTTACTGCATTTCCAGAACTTAAAGCACTTTTTGCTGCTAGTGGTGCATTGCAAGGTGCATTTGGTGGTAAAAGGTTAGCTGAAGGTGGTATAACAAATGGTGCGTCTATTGCTATGATTGGAGAAGCTGGTCCAGAAGCAGTTTTACCATTAAGTAAATTAAATACTTTTATGCAAACTTCTTTTAATGCAGGGGCAATGAGTGGAAGCGGCTATAATACAGGCGGAAATAATGTAGCGGTTTTAAGAGGTCAAGACCTTTTAGTAGCTATAAATAGAACACAAAAATCTTCATTCCTTAAAGGTCAAAATATAAGTTTAATCTAATGCCATACGGACAAAGATACACAATAACACAAGTGTTAAGAGATGGAAGTAGCTTAATAGCTAGAATTTACGAAAAGGATTATACTCTTTCAGTAAAAAGTTATGATGCTATTAATATTAGTTTAGAGTCTAATGCTAGTAATGATGAACCTTTAGCTGGTATTATTTCATCACAATTAAATATATCTTTTTTAACAACAGAAGAAGATGGTGAAGATTTTCCTACTATATTGAGTTTTGACATTCGTAAATATTTTGTTAAATTATATAATGGGGATACTCTTTTATGGTGTGGATTTTTATTTAACGATTATGTTCAAATACCTTTTACAACAGGTAATCTTCAAGTTGATTTAGTAGCTATTGATGGATTATCATTTTTAGAATATACGGATTTTATTTATGAAGAAGGTTTAAGTATAAATGAAACTAATAGGCTTATTGATGTAATTGCAGAAACTTTAAATATTATTAATTATCCAGACCCTATTGAATTACTTACTTCTTGTTCTTATTATGCAGAAGGTATGTTTGATAGAGGAGATGCTTCTGGAGATGAACCATTTTCACAAACTTACCAATATAGAAGGGATTTTGTAGGATTAAATTATTACGAGGTTTTAGATAATATTGTTAAATCTTTTGGGTGCAGATTATTTCAAAGCGATGGTAAATGGCAAATATTAGCTATTAACCAAATGGCTTTATCTACAAGATATTTTACTAATTATGTTATTTATCCAACTGTAAGTAATGCAGGTAGTGGAACAATAGATAAAAACATAACTATTGAGCCATATCAAGAAGGTAATGTTCATTTTGTTAATAATGCTCAAAATAAAATAGTTAGAAAAGGGTATCCTAAAATAATTGTAAAAGGAGATTTTAGATATGCAGATAACTATGTTCACAATGGCAATTTTAAAGGATATTATAATAGAGATACTCCTCCATCATTTTATCCTTTCCCTTATGGATGGGATTTATTTACAAGTGGCACTCCTAGTCAAATTTATGTAAATTTAACAATAGATGATGAACTATCTTCTAATACATTAAGCATTCAAAAACCTATTGGGGTAGGCACTTCTTCTTATGTAGAAATGCAACAAGTTGTTCCTCCTTTAAATCCTTATATGTATTTACCATATATGAATGGACCAAGTTTTGACATAAAATTTGCATATAGAATTGGTGTTTCTGGTAATAAAGCAAAACTTATTATAACAATTACAAATCCAGCCACATCTATTACTTATTATTATAATAGTTCAAATGCTTGGCAAACTGCATATACTTTTGTAGATATTAATAAAGTAGATGAAGGAAATTATACTGATTATTCATTAAAGGTTTTAATAAACACACAAAATACTCCAAGTGGCGCATCAGTTAAAGGACACGTTAAATTAAGATTTTTAGTAGATGGTGGAACTCCATTCCCACAATATGAATCAATAAGTATTAGAAGTGTTTCTATAACTCAAAATTATACAACAATTCGTTCAGTAGATGTAACTAGACAAATTGGCAATGAAAATACTACAATTAAAGAAATTGACCAACCTTATGGAAGTTTCTTAAATAGCTTTGCAGTTAATAATAACGTAGGAAATTTAGTAGATGCTGATGGCATATCTTATCAAAATTGGTATCGTTATCCAGATACAACTAATGTTTTTGAGTTATTACCAATGCTTATAGCTAGACAATATTCTAACCTATTAAATAAGAACTTTGGTACTTTAGAAGCAGATTTAGGAAAGTTTAAAACTGCTAAAGGATTAAACTATTTAGACAAAGTTTATTCGGTACAAGATTTGTCAACTAATGCACTTTCTTATGATGATAAAACATTTATGTTAAATAGAGGTAGCGTTATCCCACAAATTGATGAAGTAGATTCTTTTCAGCTTATAGAAATAACAAACGTGGATAATGATTCCGTTGAAACAATAAAATATAATATACAGTAAAATAAAAGACTAAATTTGTATTATGGCAAACGCAGTAAACGGAAAAAATGTGATGCTTTATTGGCATAGAACAGATGTTGACCCAGAGGTTGATGTCGCTTTTGCGTGTAGTACAAATTGTACGTTTAATGTGAACGTAGACCAAAAAGAAGTAACATCTTATGCTTCAGCTTGGTTTAGAGAGTATAAAAATGATGTGGCTACTTGGAATGTAACTTGTGATGGATTGATTATTTTAAGTGGTTTTTCTTATTTGTTTATGCTTGAAAAGCAGTTAGCAAGAGAACCAATAGAAATCAAGTTCGTAGTAGATAACGGAGTTGATGGTTTAACAATTATTAACGGAACTTGTAATATATCAAGTTTAGCAATAAATGCTCCTGTTAGAGATGTGGCTACATATAACGTAAGCCTACAAGGTACAGGTGCATACAATACAACAGGAACGGAGGTTGACCCAAGCGGTGTGATTATAGTAGGTGCAAATCCTGTTAAGACAAAAGGTTACACGGCAAGTGGTGGCGAAACATCAATTACTTTTGCGGACACAATCGGTTATGCTTGTTTGTACGTTTCAAGAGGTGGTGTGGATGCGCAAAACATTTTAACAACGGGAACTCCAACAGGTGATGATGTTAAGTTTATAAGTTCAACTGGGGTTCTTACTTTTGGTAGACCTTTAGAAGCTGGGGAGTATATTCGTGGATTATTTCAATAAAATATTATGAGTCAATTACAAGTTACAGGCGAAGCAAAGATTAGGGATATACAAGGTCCAGTAGTGGCTAATAGTGGGGTAATAACCGCTTTAGATGGTGCTGCAAATCAATATGTGAGGGGTGATGGTACTTTGGCTATTTTCCCTACTTCAAGTGGTGGTGGTAGCTCGGTTTCTTATTATTTAAACGGAAGTGTCAATCAAGGCACTTTTGGTGGTTCTACTTATTACCAAATGAGTAGAAACGCAATAGTAGGTACAGGAACTAACTTTTCAACTTCAAGTGATGGTTTGATTGCTCAATTTATTACGGATGCTAATGACCCAGATGTGGTGTCAATTCCGAGTGGTAACTGGAACGTTGAGTTTTTTATGAATGTAAGTGCATCAAGCGGTGCATTGGCTTCTTTTTATGTTGAGATTTATAAATACAATGGTTCTACTTTTACTTTATTAGCGACAAACGTAGCTACTCCAGAGCAATTAACAAACACAACAACTGTTGATGCTTACTTTACAAGTGTGGCTATGCCTTTATCGGCTATGGCGGTTACGGATAGGTTAGCGGTTAGAGTATTTGCAAACGTAGCTTCAAAGACTGTAACTCTTTATACTGAAGACAATAGGCTTTGTCAAATCGTTACTACTTTCTCAAATGGTTTGACTTCTTTAAATAACTTAACTGACCAATCTCAATATCTAACAACAGGAACAAGCGGAACTGATTTTAATATCGTTTCAAGTGGCGATACACATACTTTTAACATACCAAGTGCAAGTGCAACAAATAGGGGTTTAGTAACAATAGGAAGCCAATCATTTGAAGGAATTAAAACATTTAATGATGCTATAAAAGGAGAAGAAGGTGTTTTATTAAAAAATGGTGTAATATCTTCTTCTAATGGATATACCGCTTTAAATGCTTTTGAAAATACTTTAATAATTACAAGTTTAATTAGTGGAACACCTTATTCTAATAGTTTAGAATTTACACCATCAACATCTAATACATACACTTTCCCAAATGCAACAGGAACTCTTGCTTTAACAAGCAATCTAAGTTCATACGTTCCTTATACAGGAGCAACCGCAAGTGTTAATTTGGGAGGTAATTCACTATCTGCTTCGGCATTAACTGTAGCAACTAATCTTATCTTAAATAGTACTTTCTTATTAAAAAAAGCAGGATTAGGAGTTACAACACCAACTTATGTTTCACAATTCGCTGCAACAACAGGAGTAGGAATTGGTTATTCAGATGGTACAGGTGGTGGAAACTTTATATTCCCAACGGCTTCAATTAATGATTATACATATCCAGCAATAACTGGTACTTTAGCACTTTTAGAAGGAACGCAGACATTTAGTGGCAGTAAGACTTTTTCACTTGATATTTTTGTTAATGGTTTAACAGTTGGTAGAGGTGCTGGTTCAGTAAGTACAAATACTGTACTTGGGTTAGCTTCTTTTGCTACAAATACAACAGGTACTTATAATGTTGCAATAGGACAGTCTGCTTTAAATTCAAATACAACAGGAGGATATAATACTGCGGTAGGAGGTAGTGCAATGGTTGCTAATACAACAGGTAGTTTTAATACTGCAATTGGTAGTTTAAGTTTAAATTATAACACAATTGG